ATTTCTGCTGTATCTAGCGGCATGACGCCTGAGCAGATTCAAGACATTGTGCAGGGCACCTTGGCTGCTGCGCTTGAAAGCGGTGATCTGATGCAGCCTCAGATGCCGCAAGTACAACCTCAACAATTGATGGGCGAACAGCCAGCCGTTCCATTTGAAGGAGCCATGTAATGAAAGGCATTGAACAATTTGTGCAGGTGGATGCGGCCACGTTAGGCGCTCTTAAATACGCAGGCACCTGGAATGCAAGCACCAACACGCCAACGCTTGCATCGGGTGTAGGCGTGCAAGGTCAGTATTACGTTGTAAGCGTTGCGGGAACTACCAACCTCGATGGCGTTACCAACTGGGGTGTTGGCGATTGGGCTGTGTTCAACGGCGCGGTATGGCAACGGGTTGAAGGCGGTGCAGACGGCAACTTCGTAAACCTGTCCGTTACCGGCACTGCAACTGTAAGCGGAACGGCGGAATTTGCTGATGGCTTGGCGGCTTCTCCGTCAATCACCAACATTGGTGACACCAACACCGGGATGTATTTTCCGTCTGCTGATGCTATTGGCATTGTTACGGGTGGCGTAAACCGGATTCGCGTCACTTCTACTGGTGACGTAGGTATTGGCACAACCAGCCCTGCCTCCAAGTTGGATGTAAACGGAACGGTTACAGCCACTGGCGCAACGGTAACAGGCAACACTTACCTTGCTACAACTTCTGGTGACGTTGGAATTGGAACTACAAGCCCTGTTGCAAAACTGGATGTCAGAGGGGCATCTGGAGGCATACTAGGTCAATTCCTAGAAAATGATTCAGGCAATAGCCGCAGAATACGTTTTTCTATCTCCGGCAATGTTTCTAACATCGAGTCAACAGCATCTGCTGGAGCGACCAATCTTGCGTTTGCTGTAGATGGCTCCGAACGTATGCGTATCGACAGCGCAGGCAACCTCGGCCTCGGTGTCACGCCCAGTGCTTGGGACCCTACAGGCGCAGGTGGACCGGCATTGCAAATCCAGCGCGGGGTGTTGTTTGGCTCAAGCACTGAAAGCCGTTTGCTCCATAACGCTTATTATGCCACTGGGAACTTTCGATACATTGCATCTAGCGTTGAGGCAACTAGCTACCAGCAAAATGCTGGCGCTCACATTTGGTACACCGCCCCGTCAGGCACTGCCGGTAACGCAATCAGCTTTACACAGGCAATGACGCTAACGGCTAACGGCAATGCGCTTGTTGGAGCGACCACTGATAACGGAAATAGGCTTGTAGCATCTGGCGGCACTAATGGGATGGTGGCTGACTTTATCAACACCACTACCAGCGGCGCGTATATTTGTATTACACAGCCTGGAATACAAAATTGGGCTATCGGTCAGCCTGCTGGAGTAGACGCGCTAGTATTTAACAAAGGAAGAAATACTGTCGCGTCTGGCACAGAGTATATGCGAATTGACACATCAGGCAACGTGGGGATTGGTACTAGCAGTCCGGCAGCAAAGCTGGACATAAATGGAACTATCAATACAGCATCAAATATTCAATTCACAGGTACCGGAGCAGTTGTTCAGGCCGTTCAATCTGCTTATACCAGAATAATTGGTGGTACAACTGCAAATACAGATTCCACCCTTACTTTGTATGGTTCTACTAACGCCAACGCCAACCTTATTACCTATGACGGCGGTGAGCATCGTTGGCGTAGCGTTGCCGGAAGTGAATGGATGCGCCTTGATGCGAGCGGGAATTTGTTGGTTGGAAAAACCACCGCAAGTGGAACGACTGTTGGCCCAGAGCTGTTGGCAAATGGGCAAATAAACAGCGCAACTGCCAACCTAGACAATCTCAATATCTACAACACAACTGCTGCTGCGTATCGGTTTTATGTAAACGCTGCTGGGACGGTATTTGCAACCAATACCACTATTAGCGCAATTTCTGACCAGCGCCTTAAGGAAAACGTCCAAGACCTTGATGCCGGTCTTGACAAGATCATGGCGCTCAAGCCTCGCAAGTTTGATTGGAAGGCTGGCAAGGGCAAGGACATAAAGGGTGATCGCGGATTTATCGCTCAAGAGTTTGAGCAGGTGTTTCCTGACTTGATTGATGAATGGAAAGACCAAGATGAAGGCGAGGAGCCATACAAGTCGGTACGCCAAGACCTGATCCCTGTTTTGGTCAAAGCAATTCAAGAATTGAACGCCAAGGTACAAGCCTTGGAAGCACAACTAGGAGCATAAGAACATGGCAACTGTAATTACTTGGGGCGTCAGCCAGCTTGACTGCAAACCACAAGAGGGCGAGTACACCGATGTGGTGGTAACGGCTCACTGGGATTGCGTAGGTGTAGACGCTGATGTATCGGGACGGGTGTATAGCACTTGTTCCTTTTCCGCTCCTGAAGGCGCGTTTACCCCGTATGCAGACCTGACGCTTGATCAAGTGTTGGGCTGGATTTGGGCAAGCGGTGTTGACAAGGACGCCACCGAAGCGGCTGTTCAACAGCAAATCGACAATCAACTCAACCCACCCATCGTTAGCCCTGCATTGCCGTGGGCACAAGGAGCATCTGCGTGAAGTTCGACCTTACCATCGAAGAAGCCAACATCATCATGGCCGCACTGGGCAAACTGCCTTATGAGGCTGTTTTTCAGTTGGTTGAAAAGATCAAGGCGCAAGCGCAAGAGCAACTGAGCGCACCTCAGGAATAAGAAGGAGTCCGCATCGTGAGCTGTGAAAAGTTTATAGGTAACCTGTTCTTGGCTCGGGATGTGGCTCATTCCGTTCACCTGAACACCCGCAGCTTTGCCAAGCACAGTGCGCTGGGGGAGTTCTATGAGGGCGTCATTCCGCTGGCTGACAAGTTGGCGGAAGCCTACCAGGGCAGATATGGTTTGATTGGAGCTATCGTGCTTCAGTCGGCCAAGAAGACGAACAACATCGTCGAGTTCCTTCAGGATCAACTGGAGGAAATTGAGGAAACTCGGTACACAGTGGTAAATAAGACAGACACGGCACTTCAAAATATAATTGACGAAATTGTCGGTTTATACTTATCTACTCTTTACAAACTCAGGTTTTTGTCATAGGTGACCACATGGGATTGAAAAACACGACCAACAACCTTGGTTACCAGCAGATCACTGACCTGTCGTCTGCCGTTGGCCTGACGGTTCCGGCTGTTGATGAGGCCGGAAACAAGATGATGCCTACCCGCGCTTTTATCGTGGCTGAGGGCAACAACGTCCGTTGGCGAGATGACGGCACTGCTCCAACTGCATCTGTTGGTATGATCCTGATTCAAAACAACGTATTGTCGTATGATGGCGACCTGAACAACATCAAGTTCATTCAGACTGGCGCTGGTGCCAAGCTGAACGTCAGCTACTATTCGTGATTAGCCCCGTCGGGGCAAAACCTTACTGGTGAGGCTCACCAGGGTACTTACGGGTACAACAATGTCTGAAGAAGCAAGCGTAGCGGTCGCTGAAACCGCGCAGGAGCCAGAGGTCACGGCGACTACTGGAACCCCCGAAATCCAAACGCCGGAAGAAAGCAAGCAACAGCGCACCTTTACCCAAGAGGAACTGGATGCGGTTGTTAGCAAGCGTCTTGCAAGAGAGCAGAGAAAGTGGGAACGGGAACAAGCGGCGAAAGCTGCTGAATTCCAGAAGCCTAAAGAGAGGCCGGTGCAGGATCAGTTTGAGTCTGTTGAGGACTACGCGGAAGCGTTGGCCTTCCACAAGGCTGAAGAACTGGTAAGGGCGCGTCAGGCTAAACAGCAGGAAATGGAAGTTATCCGGGCCTACGAAGATCGTGAAGAACAGGCTATGGAGAAGTACCCTGACTTCCGACAGGTTGTCTACAACGACAGCTTGGCGGTATCAGAGGTCATGGCCGACACGATCAGGGCATCAGAGATAGGGCCTGACATTGCTTACCATCTGGGCACAAACCCTGATGTGGCACGCAGGATTTATGCTTTGCCAGCTCACTTGCAGGCTAAAGAAATCGGGAAGATTGAAGCCAAACTTGAGGCCAATCCTCCTGCGAGGAAAACGTCGAATGCGCCTGCGCCGATTAACCCGGTAACCCCGAAAGGGACGGGCGGCAGCAACTACGACACTACCGACCCTCGGTCTACCAAGACCATGAGTACGTCGGAGTGGATAGAGGCAGAGCGCCAGAGACAAATCAAGAAACTGCAACAGCAACGCTATTAGATGATGATTTTGTAGTCAGGAAAGTTCTCAGAAAGGCATCTTTTACGAATTGTGAACCTATGAATACCAGTGGCCTCGGCAGCAGCAGCAAAAGAGCGGTACTCGACACCAGCAATGGAGCAGGAAGTGTTCCTATGGTGTTCTTGGCTTCTCCGCTGTTTGGACTCCTCCGAGTGCTTGGCTCTGGCGAAGTAAGGCCGTTTGCGGCCAATCAAGGCGGCTCTTTGCTTAGCCTTGGTTTCCTCGGAAGTGATTTTGCCAAGCCTGGACTGTCTAATCTTTTCTCGGGTTTCGTCAGTGCGAACGTACTTGGCGGTTCTGGCAAGGTCTTCTCCGTGTTGACCAGACAGATGCTCAGAGGCGGTCAGGCATTGAAGGTTTTCAACTCGGTTGTCAGTCTTGTTGTGATTGATGTGATGAATATGTTTTTTGGGGTCAAACCCATCAAGCCAGCACTCAGCCACAATTCGATGCAAAAGACCTCTCCGGCCAACGAAAAGGTATCCATCTTTTCTGAGGTTGGGGGTAAAGGGTTCAAGCTTTCTGAGAACTTTTCCGCAGCTAGAAACGGCAAAAAGGTGGTCGAAGAATCGGTATTCGGTTCCGTCTATCATGATGCTTTTCATGTTGTGCCCTTCGGTGATTGCATGAATCTGATTCTATCACAAACTACGCAAAAGGTGTAACATGAGCAATTCGCTGCTTACAATTGATATGATAACGAGAAAGGCTCTCGAAATGCTCGAGAACAACCTGGTAATCACCCGTAACGTAAACCGCCAATACGACAGCAGTTTTGCTGTTGAAGGCGCAAAGATCGGTTCAACGCTCCGCATCCGTCTGCCTGACCGCGCTCTGGTAACTGACGGTGCCGCTCTGCAAGTGCAGGACGACAACGAGCAGTACACCACGCTGACGGTTGCCAACCAGAAGCACATTGGCGTCAACTTCACTTCTGCTGAACTCACCATGAGCTTGGATGATTTCGCAGAGCGTGTTCTGAAGCCTCGGGTAAGCCAGCTTGCCGCCAGCATCGACGCTGACGTTGCCAACGCTTACAAAAACATCTACGCCTCTGTTGGTACGCCGGGCACGACCCCTGCTACTTCGTTGGTTCTGCTGCAAGCTCAGCAGAAGCTGAACGAAGCCGCTGCTGGTATGCACCCCCGCTACGCCACGGTCAACCCTGCCGCTAACGCTGGCTTGGTCGAAGGCATGAAGGGCTTCTTCAACCCGGTTGACACCATCAGCAAGCAATTCAAGGCTGGCATGATGGGCTCTGGCGTGCTGGGCTACGACGAGATCAACATGTCTCAGTCGATCGTCAACCACACCAACGGTAACTGGGGTACTGGCATCACTGTCACCTCGACGATCAGCACGCAAGGCGCAAGCCAGATCGGCATCAGCTTCACTGGTTCCAGCAAGACTTGGAACGTGGGCGACGTGTTCACGATCGCTGGCGTATACGCTGTAAACCCGCAGACCCGTCAGTCCACTGGCTCGCTCCAGCAGTTCACTGTAACTGAAGCGGCTTCTGGTTCTTCCACGGCTACGCTGAAGGTCAGCCCTGCTATCTACACCTCTAGCCAAGCTCTGGCTACGGTTGATAGCTTCCCGCAGGCTACTGCTGCTGTCACGATGCTGGGCAACGCTCAGGGTCAGTACGCTCAGAACCTGGTTTACCACAAGGACGCCATCACGTTCGCTACTGCCGACCTTATCCTGCCGCAGGGCGTGGACATGGCCAGCCG